TTTACCACTAGCTTCAAGAGTAAGATCGAATTGATATAACTGGTCTGAATCTAAGACACCTGTCATAGCTCCACTCTCAAATCCAGAAACTTGAGAAGAAATAGAAAATGAACCATTTGCTGGGAATTGCCTCTTTCTGCCGAATGCGTAATCATTCCCTAATCCATAAGCTGAAACGCGAGGTATTGATACGTTCATATCGACGGATTGAACTAGGTGTTTCCCAGATATTTGTTGACCTCCAACCTGTAAATTTTGTAAAGTTACATCGCTTCCAGCATTAGTAGGATTAACTATAGGTGGAGCTTTTTCTAGAGCTTCTGTAGATAAATCTTGAGTGAAATAAAATTGAGATCTCCCCACATTATTATTATTTCCTCCTGTCATATTTATAGCTGGCGACTCCATAGAAGTTCCTGTTAAGTTATCAAATAAAGCATTGGAACAAATATAAGAAGTACTAACTGTAGGTAATCCCCCAACAGCATAACTTATGCTATAAGATTGAGGGAAACAATTACCAAAAGCGATAGCATCACTACCATCAAAGTTATTAACTGGGCTTCCTAAACCTAGAGAATCAATAAAAGAATCCTCTTGATTTTCAGAAATTAAAACATAAAAATTCGTTGATTCTTGTGAATCGCCAGCATCAAACATATTCTTAAATTCGTTTTTGGGGGTAGAATTTAAAAATCGGCTTTGCACTTCATTAGAAAAATTAGGTTCAGGTATATAGGTTATATTTAAAGATACATCTGGCTGATTATATATATCGTTAGCAGCTAAATCTTGAGAACCAATTTGTTTAGACTGCTGCCGAGAATAACCGATTGAATAATCTAAACTTTGAGCTAACTTATGCAATTTTAGATCCTTGCTACTGGTAGAGAAAGCACTCGTAGAATCTTGGACAGCTACAATCGCATTATTGCTTCTTATTATATTTCTAGACATATTAAGTTCCTGTTGGAATTACACCCATAGGGTCTTCTTTGAGTTCTACACTTAACGTATTAGAATTAGCATAGTCCCACGTATGAGTCCACTTGGGGCTATAATAGACTTTTGGCCTGTTATAAACAGAAGGTATTTGATGTTTAAATCTACGGTAACCCCCTTTATTTTCTAAGAAGTGGAGCATTGTTTTTAATTGTTTGTCAGAGATATTATTAAAACTATAATTCATATCGAATGTAGCAATATTGTTATTAGTCTTTAGTCTCTGAGTAAAAGAGTTTTTATATTCTAGCTTATCAGCTTTAATTTCAACATTGTTTTGAGTACCGATATCAGGCTCGAAAAAGAAATCTTGCGTCCACATTGAGGAAGCTCCTGTTGGGGAATTTGATTGTGTGGATGTATGATCTCCAGTGCAGTAATAGAAGTTATCCAACTTATTTTGGTTCACACCTGTATATACTATATCATACTCTTCATAAGATTCAGAATAATTATAATCATCAAAAGTTAAATTTGGGAAACACCCCATACCAGACCATTTCAACAAAGTAGGGGCGTGGTCAACAGTTAAACTAGTCGCGACTTCGAAGTGTTGATTATTAACAAAATTAATAGCGTAATTATCACAAAAACCAGAAACAGTTTTATAAATTCCCAAATTATCAGGCTTAAACTCTATAGGTAAATGCCCCGATTGAGCTTCAAAAAAGTTAGCAAGCCTTCTAGCATTAGTTTCATTTACTTCATATTTTAAAGCAAATCTAGCCACTAAACTATCAACAGAAAGAGGGATTAAATTATAATAAAAATCATCAGTAACATAACTGTGATTCTTGGCTTGAAACTCTACAGTAGATCCATAAACTGGTGTAATATTAAGATGTGCAAGTTTCGAAGGCGTAGTTATACCGCTTATGTTACGATCTCTGTTGTAAAATAAATCTTCACTCATGAGTGTCCAATATAGTTAAGGGTTAATCTTACAGATCCATCTGCGGATGCATTGATCTGCTCAGAAACTAAAGAAGCTTTAGGTATTGATAATGTCTGTAGATTAGTGCCATCTCGACCTTTGACAGAAAAAGATAGAGTCTTATCTGATCTACCTTCTTCAAAAAAACTAAAACCACTGGCTAAAAATATATCATCCACATCTATTTGAACAGAAGCATTATACTCAATAGGGTTTACATGTTTTACCTCCACAGGGGTTTCAGATCCTATAGTATAGTATGGGATTTTCTTTACAGATAATGAGTAATCAAAACCTAAAACCCTATTAGTACTACTGTAATCACATGTAGCTGTTATAGAACCCTGACTCGGAATATCTATACTAGTAGGTGTTGATCCTGTAGCGTTAATACCGCTTTTCATTTCATCATAAACAATAAAACTAGAATTCACTTTAGGAACAGACCCAACAGCACAGTTTACAGAATAAGATTGTAGATAACCGCTTTCAAAACCATAAGAAGTATTATTATTGTAATTAAAACTTCCCTTCATTACTTTTGAATCTCCAGTAAAATCAAGAACTGGATCATTATAAATTAACGATCTAGAAAAAGAAACCGTCTGATTCGTAGCCCCAGCTACAGTAATTACCCCTTTAGTAGATCCTAAAGGTTTAGCTATGTTAGAGCTATTCTGATATCCGATATCAATCGAATTAATACCAGAAAGCTCTCTAGCTGAAGGAGTCCCATCTTGTCCTGATATGAAGAAGTGGGAATCGTAATTTAGTGTTGTTCCGTACATTATGCTCTAGCTTGTCTTAGTGACCCTCCCAGTCTTTTCTCGTCATCAATCACTTGTTTAACCACATCTTTTATCTTCATCGCTAATGAATTTTGCTGATCGTCTCCACTACCTTCAGAGTTAGATGACCCATCAGAGTTAACGGTGATATTGATCACAGTCTCTCCAGAATTATCAGAAACAGAAATAAGTTCATCTAGTTTACTTACTACGTCACCAGATCCACCACCACCACCTGAGTTTAGAGCGTTTAAATTACCTCTGCCGATTCTCTGGGTTGCAGCGGCATTCATGACGAACTCACCACCAGACAACATAGAAGGGATTGTATCTACTCCAGCTGCATAGGGAATTGGGCCTCCTGTGGCTGAAAATGGATATCCATTATCATATTGAGTCGGGTCTGAGAAGTCTTGTGTTATATCAGCTGTTGGGCTTTTATTACCGAATAAATTCGTGAGTTCCTTGAATGCAAAACTCGCTCCAAAGGATAACAGGGACTTCTTCAAGATTTCAGAGAATCCACTTCCCCTTTCTTTTGCCGCTCTTTCTTGTTCTACTGCTCTAGTAAACAATCCAAACGCCTTCTGCTTAGACGCTTGCTCCCTTTGGAATGCTGGGCTGTTTCTACGTCCAAACATCGTTAGAGCCGCGCTCTGAGGCTCTAAACCTATAGAAGCGAATCCTGAACCAGAATTAAATTTATCAGAAGCTCCTGTAGTGAATGATTGTGTCGCGAAATCTAATAGATTTCGTGTACCCTTCATTTCTCCTTGGCCATAAGTTCCTGGGGTGAACAACCCCCCTCTAGCCATAGCGGGGATGTTGCCTGAGTTCAAAGAATTCATGAATCCAGAACCGTATTTCTGAACAGCACTTTTTTTCATCACAAATTCTCCACCCATAAGCAAAGCTGGCACATCGTCTTTAGATCCTGAACCTCCAGTGACTGGCCCACCAGAAGCAAAGAGGTTTCCTGTAATGTTCTTAAACGCAGCAGACATATTACTTTTAGCTTCTCCAAGGAAGAAGTTCGAAGCAGCTTGCTTTAAGACATCTCCTAAGTCTTGACCTTTAGCTATGGCATCTACTAAACCATCGCTGATTGTATCTACAAATGTTCTAGCATTTTGCACCAAAGCCCTATCTAAACCTTCTTGTATTTCTTCTGTGGTAAAGTTAAATTCATTTTCAAACAATTCAGCTCTAGATGTACCGATTGCTAATCTCTGTTTTTCTAATTCTACAAGCCTCTCTCTAAGAGCGACAAGTTCTTTAGTATCTGTAATTCCATCTTTTTGTTTTTTAGCTACCTCTGTTTTAATAGCTAGTTCTTGAGCAAGTATATCTTTGTTTTTTATCGCAGCTCGTCGTTCTACACTAGTTCTAGCTAATGTAATCCTATCGGTAGCTCCTCTCAGTGCTTGGTTATCTGAAGCTCTAGCTGTGGCTCCTGCTCCACCGACTTTCGCAGCCGCCGTGAATAATTGCTGATCTATGTTAGAAATTGCACCAGCACCATCTTTAACCATTAAAAGATCTAATTTTAACTGTTCGGCAGATTGATTTAATGAGAGAGTAAACTCACTTAGTAGAACGGAGTAAGCTTTAAATGCGTTGATATTTTTAAGTGCTGCTTCAGATAGTGCATTGTTAACATCAGCCAGTTGACCAGTTAGCTGGACATTCTTTTTCTGACCTTCTATACCTACGTTAGCATTAGCAAGATCGTCTTCTTGTTTAGGTGATAATTTGATCAGGCCACTATCTTTCGCAAATGAAAGCATCGTAGATACTTTACCCAAAGAACTAAACCCTTCTTTGTCTAATGTACCAATTAAAATTTTTAGACTTTCTCCCAAAGCAGGTATTTTATCTATAAGATTGGTTAATTCAGTCCTAGTGTCCTTAACAGCATTCGCTTTAGACTCATCAATATCCAATACCCCTTCTGCAGCAGTAAATGCCATATTTCTACGAGCTTTTTCAGCATCAGTTAAATTTGGATTGGCATTAGACAAACCTCTCTGAAGTTGTAAAGCGTTTTTCCTAGATCCTATCTCGAATTCTGCTCTTGTATTTATAGATCTCCCTTGCCTAGTTAAATCTCTGCTTATGTTTTCTATTATATCTTTTCTTTTTGCCGCTTCTAAAGTCTGTTGTTGAGATATTATCAAATTAGCTTTTTGAGCATTTCCTAATTTTATTTCTGATGATACCGTAGATTCTACAAGTTTTGCTATTGCTTCAGCTTCATCACCTTCTTTTTGTAAAGTCAACAATGTCTGCTCTATTAATTCTTTTCTAGCTTCTGGTGTTTTTAGGTTTTCTAAACCTTTTTCTGCTATTGCGTCTTGAAGTATTTTTACTTTTTCGGTATCTAAAGTAATACTTTCGTTCTTTTCTATTTCTTTACTTAGTATATCTAATACCTTAGAATTAGTCTCTACACTAAGTTTCTCCAAAGCTATTTTATTTTGCAAGTTAGCAATCGCAGCCCCACTTAGAGAATTATTCTCTTGCCCCAAAGCTAATGCTTTTTGATCTTCGGTAAGAGCTTGTGCTTTTATCTTTGCTATCTCTATTTCTGTTTTTAATAAAAGCTTCGCTTCGTCTCCTCGCATCTGATCTATAGACTCTTGTGTATCTGTCCCTGATTCTTTTGCGGTTTTTATAGCGCCTGTAATAGCGTCTGAACTTATACCGAAACCTTGACTGTCATCCGTCGCTCTTTTTCTAAGTTTGGCTTCTAGGGCGAAAGCATCTTTCCCTCCAGCGGCTAGAATTAATCTCTCTTTCTGTGTAATACTATCAGTAAATTTATCTTGGTTTCTAGAAAAATCTCTTTTTGATAGACCAGTAAGCTCTCGGCTCATTATATCTGCTGTATTATTCGAAAACACCCCATCTATTGTGCGCGTACCTGTTCTTGTAGACACAGTCCTCTTTGAAGCTTTTTCGCCCCTACCGATAATAGTTTCTATTTGTTTATTCGTGGCTCCCGCATCCAAAGCGTTTTT